ACTCTCATGTGATAAACCTTCGGGTATATCACCTGAGGAACATAGAGATTTGGCATTGTCTCTACGTTCTTTTCTTGGTCTTCAACCTATCGATAGAGATGACGATGTTTCTGTCATCTCTTTTCGGGGATCATGTAGTCGTTTTCGACCTGGTGTACCATTTACCAATGTCGAACGTTCTACAACAGATAAAGGAATCCTTGACTATTTGAGTGTGTTTAATCTCAATGGTTTTAGATCCCTTTATAAACAATTCCCTAAATTGTTTGAACCTGTTCTCAAAGGTATCAAACAAACCTCTATACTCGCCAAAAGGTCATTCCTTGATGAAAGAATGTCTTTTGATGAATATGGTGGAGCTCCAATGTATCAGTTCTCACCGATACATGAAGCTAGTAAGGAAGAGTTATATGGTGGTGAGGTTCATTTCCTTCAACAAGAAGGAGGGAAGTTGCGTAGTATTGCATCTCCCCATCTCATCCATCAACTGGCTTTGCGTCATTTTGGCAAAGCAATCTACCGAGTCGTACAATCGCTTCCTTGGGATTGCACATTCGATCAGTTGAAAGCAGTACCGTTCGTATCCGAGGCCTTAAGAAAGAATCAACAAGTACATTCTGTTGATTTAACATGTGCTACTGACTATTTTCCTTTAGATATTCAGCTCACATGTCTGCGTGCAATATTTGGCAATGTGCCAGATATTGATCTCTTTGAGAAGATATCCAAGTCCTACTGGATCTCTCCTCTTGGGATTGTTAAATGGAAGCGTGGCCAACCCTTGGGACTTTTTCCAAGTTTTGGTTCGTTTACATTGTCACACGGTTCTCTCTTATGGTGGCTCAATGATTGTAAACATGATAACAAGTTTTTCGTTCTCGGCGACGATGTTGTCGTGCTGGATGATCAACTTTTTATCAAGTATACAAACATGTTGAGTCGAATGTCATGTCCGTGGTCTGAACAGAAATCATTATCCTCTAACAAACTCTCTGAGTTTGCTGGAAAGATAATCACTTGTAACGGTTATTTTAACGTTATCAAGTGGAAGAAGTTGTCTGATGACAATTTCTTAGATATCTGCAGAATGCTTGGACCTCGTTCTCGTTTATTACTTTCTAAACGACAACGAGTTGTGTATGACTTGGTAAAACATTGTACCGAGCCATATGGTCTTAACTTCTCATTTCCTGGTAGTAATTTACAGAAAATGGAAGCTTTGACTGCACAAACGATTCGACCTTCCGATACTGTAGTTGGCTCCCTTATGGGGCTATCTAGTCTTATTCGTAAGAATATCTACGAAAAGACTCGCTGTCATATCGAGTATGATTTGGAAACCATACTAGGTATGATAGTGACTTTTGACGAAAAAGTCATTCGTGTACTCCAGGCTCTTCTCCGATGGGATATCGGGAAGCTACAAGGATCTCCAATCCTTGAAGGATATGCTGGGATACCTGAGACGCTCGGTAATTCTGAGCTGCCTCTAAGAGTTATAACGCCTACTAGGGTTACGACTCTGCAACGCTATCTGCGTATGCTGAGACGAGAAGTCAATTCGTG